GTCTTTGTTGCTTCTGCTCAGGAGACTCAAGAATGTCTTGGAACAGAGAGGTGATATTTATAGCCATTTTAGTGTCCTATAGTCTCTGTTGTTTAGTTTGCAGCCGGGTTCGTAAACGCAGCCAGCTGCTGTGGTGTAAATGGAAAGCTGAATGTGTTCTCTGCCTGCTTAGGAGTCTTCAAAAGATCAAACAATCCCTGAAGCTGCTGCTGTCTTTGGGCGTTAATGAACGACTCAAGGTTAGTCTGAGTTGTAAGACCCTGTATACCAAGGTTAGATACAGCCTCTGTCCCACCCGCCTGTAGTGCTGACTGGATTCTAGACAGATCAACAGAAGGACTCAGAGCATTAAGCAATCCTGCCTGAGGAGTATAAGCCCCCTGAAGGAGATTAGGAATAGACTGGGTAGCAGCCATGTTCTCGCGCAACATCTGATCCAAAGCTGTAGCTCTCTGAGTGGAGAACTGAGCCTGTTCTGCCCTTGCTTGACCCATTGCGTCTACAGCCGTACCAGCCTGCTGTTCTGCGATAGCTTTCTCCAAGGCCAGGGCTTCAGGAGTTCCACCAAACATGGATGTTCTTACGCCCAGTCTTCCTTGGTTAGCCAGCCTTTGCTCAAGCTGAAGCCTTGCCCGCTCTTGTTCAGGGGCTTGCATGGCATTAAGCCTGCCGTAGATGTCTGCCTCACGCGCCTGCTGGTCTTGTGGATTTCCTGCCAGTAAGTCCATGAGGGTCTGCTGGCGACCGTATCCAATACTACCAGCCAACTGCCCAGTCACTCCCAAGAGTTGTTCCTGTAGAGCCTGCTCTTGAGGGGTAAGGTTTAGATTCAATCCACCGGAGGCATCTGTTTGAGCGGTAGCGCCAGTTCCAGAGGTTACAGTAAATGGCTTGAACTGCATTCCCTCTTTGACAGAGCTAATCAGCCCTTGAGGGAACGCCCCTGCAAGAGTAGTGCTTCCTGTAAGCCCTTGCATCAGCCCTTTCTGAGTATCCCGAATATCAGAGATACCTTTCTCTGTGGCTGCAGCTCCACCAATCCCGGCAAGAATATCTCCGTACTTGTTTGTAAACTGGCCTACTCCACCAAGGGCTTTCTGCAATTCTTCTAAGGTCATGGTTATATTCCTAGATGATTCGGCCTACTAATGCCTGAATGTTAAATTCTTGGATGGCAATAGAGTTACCATCTACGTCTGTTTCAATGCCAACCGATACCACCGTTCCCTGGCCGTTTGCGTTTATCTTCTCTCGATTAATCAGTGAAATTGACGAAGAGTATTCATCGCCTTCATTATACTCTGCCTCCCCATAGAGAGCTACGTTGTTGGCGGGCAACACAAACACACTCTTTCTGTAAGATGCCGTGTAGTCATAGGCCCACTTGAGGGAGACTGTGGCGCTATCCCCGTTAAACGTAGTGAGATTAATCTTCTTGAGGAACTTGAGAGTAGAGGTGCTTCCAAAACTTAATGGATGGCTCTCATAGGTCATAACGTATGAGTTCCCGCTATCCTGATAGCCTGAGTATTCAGCGATGCCAGCCTCAAGCCCCATGTATAGGGTGTCATCTATCAGGTTCGTAAAGCACAGCGGCCTCATGGCGGTCCATGTAGTCACCCGGTAGCTCCCATCTTGTAATGGGAACTGGGTGTCGAACACATAGGTCACAAACTGAGACGGGAGATTAACAAGCACAAAGGCTTCTGTTGGGGAGTAGTGGACAGATACGACCCCCGTCTCTGCTGCTACCAAGATCTTGAAGTCTTGCGCTACGTTTCTGGATATGTCCCCAAGAGGGGCTGACTTCTCCTGTATGGTTCTAGACAGGCTTCTAAGGCCCGATTTATCGAGGAAGATGAGGTCTTTACCAGTAGAGGTGACGCAATCCCTGCCAAAGCATCCAATGCTTGATATGGTGTCGTAAAGGGTCATCGTAGAGGGGTCGCTAGCGCCCTGGTAGATCACGATAGATTCTTCGCCAAAGATAACAAGGAATCCGTTGTGAGCTGCAAGGGCTACGATCTCGTCATACCCAGCAGGCCACACCTTGGCAATGTCAATAGATCCAGATGACCCACCTGTCCACACAGCCCCGTCCAAGAGGTCGGACCAGTAAATAGTGGACTTGTCCCCAACGAAATCTGCAACCCATAGTCTGCCGAAGGCCGCAAGAACCTCATTGCCCTCCGGAGGAGTTCCGGTAGCATGAGAGTGGCTGGACATCTTCTGCACTGCTGCGGCATGATTTGAGTAGATTAAAGGCTCATAGTCTCTCTGGAAGAAATACAAATGGTCGTTAAGATTGACCATCTTCCATGCGTCAGCCGTAATTGTGTAAGCGCCGGGAGTTTCATTCGTGAGAGTTGTTGTTCCTGAGAAGATCTTGTTGTTGCCAACAGAGAAGACCTTTGTGTTCCCATCAGAATCACGGTACTGCTTGATGGCCTTAATCCCTTCGGAGCTTCCAAGAGGGGTGGCGCTAGTCGTAAGTAGCACAGCCCCCTTTCTTGCGGCTACCCTGCCCTGCTTGTCAATAACACAGTTATCTGCGACAGAGCAGTAGCTTGGGTCTTGGGCAAGAGGCGCATCCTGGGTGTTAACCCCTGCGAATCCCGGTGCTGTGATCGTAATGTTCTGAATCTGCTGCGCCATAAGTTTCCTATACGACTACAAAGGCTGTCTCGGTAGGGAAGTAGTTAGCGTCGATGGCGATATAGTCAGAGAGAACTCGATCTGCGTATATCATTTGTTCTTGCGCTGACTGTCCTCCGCTTTCTCCTCGCTCTCTTAATGCCATTGCGTAGACAAGCTGTATCACTGGATTGTGTGGTATCAGAAGAACGTCAGCATCTGCGCTCAGGTCTGCTTGTGGATACACTCCGTCAATTCGCAAGGCGTATACAGCATCAGGCTGAGGGTACAGCTTGATCTTAATGTCGCCACTTCCGTCAATGCCGATGTTCGTAAAGTAAGAAGGGGAGCCACTTAACACCTGGCCTCTATAGTAGGCTTGGTTAAAGAAGTTCATGTCCCTGAAGGTGATGTTTGAGTTTGAGGTATCATTAACAATGGCGTTGATAATGGGGTGATTTCCAGAACCTGTTACTGAGTATTCGCTTGTCCCTGATACAGTATTGAGTAGCTTGGTAGATCTTAATGCTGACCATGAGTGCGAGTTCTCAATCTGTGCCTTTGCGTCATTAACAAAGGCTCCCAATAGGGTGGAGTATTCAGTAAACTCTACTGTATCTACTGTATTCTCGCGCAGTCTTTTCAGGACTGAGTTTACAATCTGTAAGTAGGTCATGCTCTAGCCCTCATAACTAAATCGAATAATCCGCTGACCTTTGTATCTGCCTTAAATATCTCAGGCTTGAATAGCTGTGAGGCAATGGGCGTAGCATTCACAAGACTGGTAAGTAGACCGGTTTTCCCATCCCTCCCATCCTTCCCGTCTTTGCCATCTCCTCCGTTAGTTCCGTTAGTTCCATCAGTTCCGTTAGTGCCGGGAGTGCCTGGAGTGCCTGGAGGCCCGATGGTTACCGTGGGCGTTGTGGTTGGCACATTAACCACAGGGGTAGCAGGAACAGTAGGACTAACAGTAGTGCCGCCAGTGCTAGTACCAGTGCCAGCACCCTGAGCATTGTAATCGCCAATGGCCTTGTCAATGTCGCCAATCGCAATACCAGACTCTTGAGAGACCTGCTCTTTTGTTTTATTAAGGGTCGCCATTGCATCGAGAACCCCTTTGACTCCATCCGCTTGGAAGATGCTCGTCCAGTTTGTAGGGGTCTGCTGAGTAGGAGCCGCAGAGTTATCGCCCCATCGTCCAAACTTCTCCTCCATCTCTTCAGAGCTAAGTACCTGTCCGTTAGTGTACTCCCCGTCTTTAGGAACAACAGTCTCAATTGCGCCAGTCTGCCTAAACACTCCAGCCCCTGAGTCGTATACCCAGTCACCCGGCCCGGCTTGCTGAGAGTCTGTTGCAGTGGACGTATCGCTAGGCGACCCAGTTGACGACCCAGTTGACGACCCAGTTGACGTATTAGTTGGCGACCCAGTTCCACCGCCACCGCTAGTCGTAGGCATTGGGACATTGACCAAGGGAGGAGTGGTCTTTTTGGGAGTGCCATTATCCAAGAGCCAATAGCCCTCTGTAGCTATGTCTCTCAAGAATCCCTGAGAGTCCTTGACATAGCCTTCTGGCAGATCTCCCGGCACAGTGTCTATTCCAAACTGAGTCTTGAGTTGATTCCGCATCTCTGTGGTATCAAGTCCAAGTTTGTCTGCGTCCATAATAAGGCCCGTGAGCCTTGCGTCATCACCCTCAGTAAATCCTTGAGAGGGCTGATTCTGAAACAGCTTGTACGCCTGCTCTATCTGTTGCTCCGGGGTGAGGTTTACAGCTTTAGGGCCGCCGCCTTTGAAGAATCCGAACTGGTCAAGGAATGCTTTGAACAATGTGCCTGCTGGCCCACCGATAACACTGATGAGGGCATCCAGTGCTGCGTTCTTTCTGCCAGAAGCATCGTCTGCTGCGGCAAAGTTCATCACTCCACCCAGGATTCCGGGAACAACTCTATCTCCAATTGTGGAGGTAAGGAATTCTGGGTTTGCTAGGCTTGACGCAACAGTATTTGCCCCGGCGGAAAGCAATGGGTTGCCTGTAGAATCTTCGTCAGAGGTCAGGGGATTAGACAGAGGGTTATTCTGAATAGCTAGGTTATATCTGCTAATGCCCTCGTTAGGGTCGATTCCAAGGGCTAAAGCAAGCTCCAAAGGATTGACCCCTGCCTCTTGCATTGCCTGAGCCATATCAGCGTCTGTAGCGTTAGGATTGGCCTGTTGCCACTGTGCAAATGCTTGAGCTAACTGATCTTGAGGAATAGCCATTTGATTACCTGAATTTACCTAAGTGCTAGCGCGGTTGCTCCGGGTTATATCAGGCGATATGCCACGATAACTGTGCCAGTAGATGACGCATTGGGAACAAGCTCGATGCCTGAATTTAGAACAATCCCGTCATACTCAAACTTGGCCGTTACCGCAGATGATGCTGTAAGTGTTCCCACCAGAGTGCCTGATACTCCGTCTAGAACAGTAACGGCGTGTGCCGACATGACAACACTGGGGCGTATGCTGATAAGCTCACTTGGAACTGTGGTAACACTCACGGGGGTTGCTGTAGCTAAGTTTACTGCCTTGTACTGGACTGGGTTGCTCATGCTTTTCCTTTGAAGTTTCTGTGAACTGAATTAGTAAGTTGTGGTTACTGACTGGCTATTTATCTCCGCCAATGCGCTTGATGACCATCTTCTCGATAATGTAGATGGCCCTGCCTCCCATGTGTCCTCCTATCCCTGCTGCTGCGCTAGTAAGAGCGAAGGAAAGTCCTATGTCTGTACAGATGTAGGCCGTGATGATTCCTGCAAAGCCGCTGATTGACCACTCTCCAAGTAGCTCAACAAGTGAAAATGGCGTCTTGTCTTGCTCTCGCCTACTAAGATAGTTTGCTGTGCCGCCCCAGAATGCCATGACTAGAAACCATCCGTATGCAAGATTATCGCCAAGAATCTTTGTTAGCCAATCCATCATCCAGCCCTCATTAATCTGAACACAATGTGAACGGATGATAACCCATCTAAAGCCCGGCAAGAGGCAAAACAATTACCCGTTGATATTGGCGATCATAGCCGCCGAGATGGCGGTAACCATCTGATTTAGCGTCAGCTCACCGTGGTCAGCCAGGCTAATCAGAAAGGGTTCAGCACAGTCTCCCGTGTACGGCCCACCTACCCAGCGGAATGTTATCAAGCCATTCCTGAAGTCAACCGTGTCCACAGAGATTTGCGGATGGGTTTCTATGCCTGTATTAATAATAAGTGAAGCCATGATTAACCCTCCAATTGGTAGTAGGTGATGACCCAAGCAATTGACATCGTTGCGTCAGTATCAGGATCGACTGTCAGCTTCAGGTTCGTGCCGTCTGTCGTTCTGGCCGCAACAGTAAAGCTGGTTGTCCCGGCAGCAAGCCCTGTGGTGATCGTCACGTATCGATCTGTGTCCGACCCATCTCCCACTATGATGTCGTGAGGAGTAGCGCCTGAGACTGTGCCGACGATTGACTCGATGTAGGCATTAGACGGGAGGATAGCTTGGTTAACTCCACCAATGTACTGGAGTTCATTAGTACCAGCCCATGTGTTAGTCCATCTGACCTCACGGGTTTGTGATACAGGGCGACCGACAACAGTTGCGCCGGATGCGGGTAGCAGCGCGTGGTTCTTGTTGCCAGAGGCGTCGAAGATTTGGCCTGTGTCGGATTGGGCGTCTTTTGCGTCCCACATGCCGGTGATGCCGATCTGATTTACTTGAAAACCCGTTACAGAGAAGTTGCTTGAACTTGCACTGTAGAATCCAATACGGGTAGCGGCAATCAACGAGATAAAATCAAAATATATCTCGCCGTCATTTGCCGAGGTAATCGTCGCAATTGTTTGACTGCCAGTACTAAGGTCTGTTGTTGCGGCAGATGTGATGGCTACAGAACCGGAGTTCACCGTAATGTTCAGTCGCACTCTAAAGGTTTTCCTGTTTGTCAGGGTGTAAGCAACAGAAGCAATGCCAAGCCCTGAAGTGTTAATTGCAGAAGTGATGTCGCTGCCGGAAGTCGTGAACGTCTCGTAACCAGATGCACCGGCAAAGTTTGCCCAAGTCCAGCTTGTCGTGATCGTCTGACTCGCCCCCACATCCGAAAACGGCACCCCATTAATACACAGCGAAGCCACTTCAGCAGCGGAGAGGGCGCGGTTGTAGAGGTAGCAGGCGCGGGTGGTGGACTCTGTTCGTATTGCGCTACTCCCAGAAATGTACGCAGTGAGCGAATTGGATAATGAAAATGGGGTCGCAGCAGTTATCGTCGCAGGAGCGCCAACTGGTTGCCCGTTTGCGTATATGGTCACGCTCCCGGCAGCAGAGGCAGATTCACGAACACACACCGCTGTTATTTGCTGCAAAGCATTGTCCACCCCGCCAACCGGAGTGACAGAGCTATAAGCTGTTGATGAGACTCCGCCATTTATTAAGTAGAGCGCAGCCGCCCCAGTGGTAAGAATGTTAAGCACAACCCCGGTAGTCGTAGAGTCTGTGTTTTTCCTAAACAGTCTTGTCTCAGAAGCCGGGGTCCAATCCGGCAGCGCCCCCTCCCAATGAATGCTGAAATTTCCAGTGCCGAAGTCAATGTCATCATCGTCCAGAACCTGAATACCGCTACTCCCAGATGCGGCAGCCGTCATCGACACCACCGGAGTCCTAGCAAGCGCCTGTATGCCACCACCGCTGATCGACCCACGAACCTGGAGGTTATCTATAATCTCATTGCGAACGTCAGGCATCAGAAGCCTCCAAGAAGTCTACCGAACACTGTGGTTGACAGTGTGCAAGTTGTTGTCGCCATCGGCGTGATTGTGAGTTTGAGGTTGGTGCCGTCAGAGTATCGGTTGGTCAGTGGAACAAAGACCGGAACCCCTGCTGTCAGTGGGCCAGACACTGTCGCGTAGTAGTCTGCGTCACTGCCGTTGCCAATCGTAAATCCAGCCGTGGTGGTCGCACTGGGCGTGAGGATGATGCCCTCGAAGTAGAAGTTCGTCGGGTAGCAGGCTTGGTTCACACCGGGGAAGTATTGAAGCTCACTGGTAGCAGCCCATGTGTTCTCCCATGTCAGTTGAACGTCTGGTCGTCTATCACCGAGAATCGTTGCGCCGGAGGCAGGCAGCAGCATATGGTTCTTGTTGCCGCTTCGGTCTGCCAGCTGCCCAGTGTTGGACTGGGCGTTGAAGGCGGGCCAGTGGCCGGTGATGCCTGCCTGCCCAAAAGTGCCATCAGCTATATATAACAGTTCCCCAGATGCACTGCTAGAGATCGTTGTGCTGGAGCCATCTTTGGCATAGATATACAGCCTGTCATTGCTGGTATTTGCGCCAATTGGCGCTACCGCTCCAGACACATCTACCCACTGACCATTGATTCCAGTGCCGTCAAAAATCGTAGTGGCCGCACTAACCGTCGAACTTCTAGTAATAACAAACCCGTCGATGTATGTTTGGCCTGCGGGTATGTAAACAGATAGTCTGGCCCATGCGTTTTTCATATTAGGTAGCAAAGTGCCTGTGGTTTTCGCTGCACCAGTCAGCCCTCCCGTTGCGTTTTTATCTATTCGCAAGCAGTTGTCTTTGCTGGTCGTTCCGTCAGATACTCCATCAACATTGGCCGTCACAGTGGCTGTAGAAGTAATAGTGACGAAACCATCAACGCTGGCACCCCAGTTGCTAGTCCACGTTGCAGTCTGATTGCCACCCACATCCGCAACATCCGGCCCCCTCAAACAATAAGCCAAACACTCCGTCACACTCAGCGCCCTGTTGTAGATAGCGCCATCGTAGTACGCGCCCTCGGTTGTGGTGGTGCTGGTGCCGAGGAGGTAGAGGTTGGAGGCGTTGTCTACGCTCATTGCTACAGCGGATGTCACCCCGTCATAGTTATAAGAGCCAGTTGCAGTTGCTACACCGAGAAAGATGTAAACCGTAGTTGCTGATGCCGCCCGGTAACTTGTTGTAAGTGTTCCTGACGCTCCAGCGGCAGTGCTTGCAGAGGCCAGCACAGTATCTCCTGTTGACGCGCCAGCTTGGATGCTCAGTCTTGCCGTAGCCGTGCCTCCAGACGCCCACGTTGCTGTCGCTGAGACAGTCAGTGTGTCGCCAGCAGCAAGACTGACCGCTTGTGAGCCAGCAGTAAGTGCCGAGGTTCGGTCTACTAGCATGGCCCCGGCATTCCACGCGATAGTGCCGCCAGAGCTGGTCGCCAAGCTCCACCCTGCTATGTCTGAGGCGAAAGTGCCGTTAGTCACCCTCTCTGATTGCGCCGTAATCGCCACAGCAGTACCAAGCTGCACCCCATCGACCACAAATGTAACTGAGCCAGCAGCAGATGTAGTTTCTCTCGTCACCGGGATGATAATCACCGGCTCGACATTGGCTGCAGAGGTCAGAGCCACAGTGCTGTCGTAGTTGGCTCCATTCAGAGTCAGCCGCACAATGCCGGTAGTCAGCAGCGTGACGATGATGCCAGTGGTGCCATCGTGCTTGTGGTACAGGATTTCATTGGCAGCAGGGCGCGTGGTGGTAAAACGCTTTCTCACCACTACGGTAAAGTTATTCGTTCCCATATCTATGTCAGCGTCATCCAGAACCTGCGGAGCGCGAACAGATGCGGAGGCAAGCAGAGCCACACGAATAGCCTTAGCAAGAGGGCTAAACTGAGACTGCAATGTACCCCTGTCGTCAGAGATAGTATCTGCCGTAATGTCGGAGGTGGTGATCGTTGAACCAGAGATGTTGGAGTTAGTGACGTTGATAGAATCCAGCGTCAATCCAGAGATCGTGGGAGTAACGAGTACCGCGCTTGTAATCGTAGGCGCTGTAGCAAATACAGCAGATCCTGTGCCTGTTTCGTCAGTCAAGGCCGTTCTAAGGTTAGCACTGGAGGGTGTTGCAAGAAACGAAGCCACCCCTGCTGCAAGGCCAGAGACGCCTGTGGAAATAGGCAAGCCAGTAGCGTTTGTCAGGGTGCCAGAAGTCGGAGTTCCAAGAATCGGAGTTACCAGGGTAGGGCTGGTTGCAAACACCAAAGAACCTGTTCCCGTTTCGCCAGTCACTGCTGCCAGAAGGTTTGCGCTAGAAGGTGTTGCAAGGAATGATGCAACTCCTGAGCCTAGACCACTTATCCCTGTGGACACCGGAAGCCCTGTGGCATTGGTCAAAACACCCGCAGAGGGAGTGCCAAGATTAGGAGTGACAAGGGCTGCATTGGTAATCGGAGCCTTGAGGTCTATCTGTGCTTGGATAGGGCTTGTTACCCCATCCGTGTAGTTCAATTCAGTAACAGTAGCAGTAATGCCATCCAGTGTATTGATCTCTGCGGCTGTAGCTGTTACTCCGTCAAGGATGTTTAGCTCTGCTGCTGTTGAGGTAACGCCATCCAGGATGTTCAGTTCGGCTGCTGTTGCGGTTACAGCCACTGTGTTTATCCTACTCTTGCTTGTACTGAGTCTGTGAACGAACGCTCATCTGCTCACCAAGGACAAGTGCATCCTTGTGGAAGAAGAACGCGCCACGCACATCAATAGTGCCAGCACTGTTGGATGTTGCATCCTCAATCAGTGGGCAGTTGGAAGAGACATAAATGTCAATGCCGTATACGCTGCCGATCAAGCCTGACTGCACTGAGCGAGCATTGGTGAAGTCGCTAGAAACATAGCGGTCAACGCCCATGATTGCAGAACGCAGAGCAGGAGGAATCACGAAGCAACGATCAGTCATGGGGACATCAGCGTCAT